CGCCTTCTTCCCCCCAAGGGGGCCGATGACGCCAAATACAGCCACACTGAGCCACGAACGCACGAAGCGGGGTTCGTGTTGCCCAGATTAGAAACTAAGCCTCCTAGCGCGGTGCTGGGGTCTTTCGGGGACGACGCTGCAGAGTGGCTTTCAACGGTGTTTGGCATGGAATTACGGGCGTGGCAGAAGTACGCGCTTGATCGAGCTTTGGAATATGACGAAAACAGGCGGCTAGTGTGGTCAGCGGTGATCATCACGGTAGGGAGACAGAGCGGGAAGTCGTTTCTCTCCCGGGCGGTGTGCATGTGGCGTTTGCATCATCAAGAGTTGTTCGGTGAACCTCAAACGATTTTGCACGTTGCTAACCGGCGCTCGACCGCGATGGAAGTTATGCGACCGGCTGGACTATGGGCGACCGAGGTGTATGGAAAAAAGGCCGTGAAGTGGGGCAACGAATCCGCCGGCATTGAACTCCCAACTGGGGACAGGTGGCTAGTGCATGCCGCGAACGAATCTGCCGGTGTCGGCTACTCCGTCTCGATGGTATTCGTAGATGAGGCGTGGAAGGTTAAGCGTGAAGTGGTCGACGACGCACTATCTCCCACGATGGCGGAACGTGAGCAGCCACAAATCTACCTAGTTTCCACAGCCGGGGATTCACAATCGGATCTCATGCAAGCATACCGACAACGAGCCCTCGACCGGCTCGACGACGAAGAACCAGGCAGTGTGCTACTCATGGAGTGGAGCGCACCCGCCGAAGCCGACCCGGATCTAGTCTCGACGTGGAAGTGGGGCTCACCGGAGTGGAACGACAAACGCGAAAACTTCCTACGTCAGCAATGGGCCCGGATCGAGGAAGCAGCGTGGAGGCGTGAATACTTAAACCAATGGGTGATCCGCGCCGACCATTGGCTACGAGATTCGTGGTGGAACGGCACACTAGACCCCGACGCGCAACTACCAACAGACGGAGTGTGGAGCGTAGCAGTCGAGACCGACTTCGACGGTATGGGCCACGCCGTCGCAATAGCCGCACCCGACGACAACGGGCACATCATTATCCGAGTCACAACACACCGAACGATCAAAGAGGTTGACGAGCAAATAGGCAAAATCCGGGCCGAGCACCCCAGTGTTTACGTGCAAGTAACCCCCGGTTACGTCGACCGGCTCCGGGAGAAGTTCGACTCGCTCGTGGGTCAGCGTGAAGCCGTCAGCGCGACGCAAGTCCTGCAAGACCTATTCAGCCGGCAACAATTACGCCACGACGGATCTCAAGTACTACAAGAACACTTCGCTAACTCGAAAATATCCCAAAGGCAAGGCGGATGGGTGCTCACCGCGCCAATGGGCCAAAACGGAATCTACGCGGCAAGGGCAGTCATGTTCGCCGTGAGTCAAGCCGCGAAAGCACCCCGAAGCGTCGCAACGATCCGAAGCCGACGCCCGACACGCCGACACGCATGAATCCGTATTACCAGGACGAGCTAGTAACACTGTGGCATGGGGACTGTCTAGAAGAAACCGAGTGGCTGGATGCTGACGTACTCATTACCGACCCCCCCTACGGTTTAGGCTACGTGTCGAATTGGTCGAAATATGGCACGATAATAAATGACAATGACGCAGGCTGCCGCGATCTCGTACTTGCAAAATGGGATGGCCCTGCGCTGGTGTTTGGCTCCTGGAAAATTGACCGGCCCAAAAACACGCGACACCTACTCATATGGGACAAAGGCAACTCCCCAGGCATGGGCGATTTGTTACTACCATGGGGGCCAGGGCACGAAGAGATATACGTCATTGGGTCGGGATGGGTAGGCCCGCGCCGCAGCAACGTTTACAGAGTCCCCACCCTTTCTGGTGGGTCACACGACCGCCCTAACCACCCCACACCAAAACCGATTGGGCTCATGGAGCAGCTCATCTCCTATTCACCCGCAGGAGTTATAGCCGACCCTTTCGCCGGATCAGGCACTACCCTTGTGGCGGCTAGTAACTTGGGACGCGCAGCCATAGGTTACGAGCTAGAGGAAGCCTACTGCGAGATTATTGCCAAACGATTAGCCGCAAAGACATTGTTTTAGACACGCTCAAAGCATGCAAATACCAGAGAAACCCGAAATGTCGTGGTAGTGGGTTAAAGTTGTGCCATGGCGTTCCCCCGAGCCCTTCGCGTCGTGAGAGCGCAGGAGTCTATATCTTCCCAGGCTATGGAGGTAACTCCGCCTGCCTCTCACGTTCGTGAATCCAGCGGCCTAGTCGCGTTACTTGCGAACCAGCTTCAAGGCAATTCGACACGACTCAACGCGATGCAGGTACCCGCGTTCGTTAACGCACTGAAAACGTACACGCACACTATTAGCGCGTTCGCACTCCGCGAGTACGTCTACGATTCGCCCGTAGCGGCACGATCATTCCTCGCACAACCATCCCGGACACTGCCGTACTCCGCAGTCATGCAACGCACCCTCACAGACCTGCTCATGTATGACCGTGCCTATTGGCTAGTGACCGAGCGGACGTGGGACGGGTTCCCGTCCCAAATTAAGGTGATGCGCGTTGAGGACACAACCGACACCCCGGCGTATTACGCCGGCATTGAGGACACGGCGCAACCACCCGCAGACCCGTTTTACTACCTCGGTCAGCGCGTCCCGACAAGCGACGTGATTAAGTATTACGGTGGCGGTGAAGGCGGGTGGCTGAAGAACGGCGCGACAGCGATCAACACAGCCGCAGCACTCGAAGCCGCAACCCTTATGTATTCCGAAACACCGATACCCACGGTTGCACTGAAGAACAGTGGCCCGGATCTCCCAGCCGCGCAGGTGGATCTATTACTCGACGCGTGGGAGGAAGCCCGAGCGAACCGCGGCACGGCGTACTTGAATAACACTATTGACGCTCAGGTTATGGGATTTAGTGCCCGTGACGTGCAGCTTGTGGAGGGCAAGAACCTAGCCGCCACACAAATCGCGAGACTCTGCAACCTTGACCCCGTTTGGGTCGGGGCCGGTGTCCCCGGATCAAGTCTCACCTACTCATCGAGAGTTGACCTTTACCGGCAGTTACTCGACACAGCGTTACGCCCAGTGATGCACTTGATCGAGCAACGGTTATCCATGCCGGACGTCACCCCTCGCGGCCACACGATCAAGTTCGACACGACATCGTTCCTACGCGCTAACCCGCTGGAAACCGCCGACTTAATAACGAAACTTTTACCCCTCGGTGTTATTAGCGAGGATGAAGCAAAAATGATTTTAGATCTACCGACATTGGGCGTCTACAGCATGAGCAGGGAGTAAAGCATGAAACAACTCAACACCGAAAGCACCGTAGTCTTTCAGGAGCGTGAGGATAGCCAAGGTGACATTGTCGGCACAGGTCACGGCATGGCCGTCCCCTACGGAACCGAAACCCTCATCGGTGGTGTTCGCGAGTCATTCGCCGAAGGATCATTCGACCCCGAAAACGTCATTGGAAAGCCACTGGCCTACCGTCACGGCGAACCCGTCGGAATCATCACCAACGCGGAAAACCGCGAGGACGGGCTCTATATCGACTTCGACATTGTCGACACGGCTCTAGGACGTGACGCGGCAGTGCTCGCACGAACCTCCACCATCAAAGGATTGTCGGTCGGATTCAACCCGGTAACGTCCGCGTGGAATCGTGCCAAGGATGCGATTCAACACACAGCCGCGAACCTCCTAGAGGTATCGCTCACCCCCTATCCGGCGTATGCAACCGCAGGCGTCAGCGCAATAAGAGAAGAAGAAGGAGCAAAAATGTCCGACACAATGGACTCGACCGATGTTGTGTCGGTCGATAAAGAAGCACGGGAAGCCGTAGCCACGCTACGGGAAGAGATGAAAAGCATCGAGTCACGCGCATTCGTGAGCGAAGCCCAACACCCATTGAGCGAGTTCCGTTCATTCGGTGAATACTGCAAAGCCGTCTACGCGGGCGACACAGAAAACCGCGCACTTGACGTACAAAGCCTCGCCGACGCACCCGGACTAGTACCCCCGATCTGGCTACGCGATATTAAAGGCGTCCTCGATCGTGGCCGCCCAACTATCACCGCATTAGGTGGGCCAACATCCGCAGTCGGGTCAGGCATGTCAATTGCATGGCCGTACTTCGACGGTGACCTGTCCGCAATTGTCGCAGCACAAGCCGCCGAAAACGACGAAGTAAACTCCGTCGACATCGACATCAAAAAGGGCACGGCAAACCTAGTCACATACGCGGCGGGCTCACGCTTGACACAGCAAGTCATTGAGCGCACCGACCCGTCCTACGTCGACGCACACCAACGCATCATGCTCGGAGCGTTCGGAACCGAGACAGATTACGCATTCCAGGCTGCACTGTGGGCAAACGACACAGCCGGAGTCGACTACGACTTCAGTGCAGACACAACAGGTCTCGCATTCCGTGAAGCCGTGTTCGCGGCAGCCGTCGACGTGGAAACCGCAACCGGCCAGCCAGCCGAAGTTGTGTACGTCAGTTCGGCAGTGTTTAAGAAAATTGGTGGCTGGACATCATTCATGCCAGATTCTTACAGCCCTAATAACGTGTCGGGTACTTTCAACGCTCGCACGCTCAGCCTGACCGTCGCCGGTCTGCCGATCGTGTTGGCTCGCGAGTTCGCAACCGACGACACCGAATCCGCCATTGTCACGAACCGTTCCGCTATCACATGGGCAGAAGATGGCCCTCGCCTGATGACGAACGACGTGGCAGCGAACCTAGGCCGCGATTATTCCATCTACGGATACGCGGCGGCACTGCCGTTCGTGTCCGCTGGAATCGTTGGAATCTACGACCAGGCATAGTGAGAAAAGGTAGCCGATTAGCATGGCACTCGTAACCGGCGAACAGCTCGCCGATAACTTAGATATTGAGTACATCGATCCTTTCGATGACGTGCTCGATCAAGTTGCGGATGCCGCTTGTATTCTAATCGGCTACCTGATCACAG